AGATCGCCTCCACATCAGGTAGTGGATTGGCGGCAAACTCGAACGCTGCTCCTTCTCCGTGGTTCTTAACTACAGCAGCGATCGCCGCTTTGCGTGCATCTTCTTTTGACGTGAAGTTTTCCCTGTTTAGCTTCTTTTCTTCTTTCTTTTCCCGTGTCATACAGTTATCCTTTCATTAATTCAAAACTTTTCGGTTTCTGAGTAAAAAGGAAGCTTTCCCATCTTCCATTTTGCTTTCCTCAAGGTGAAGAAGCAACCTTCAGCGCAAAAACCTAAAGCTTCGGCTTTTTGGTCAACGCGAAAAACAGCTTCTACGAGAACAGGGCAATCTGGCGCAGTAAGAAACACAAAAAGGTATTCTTGTTCCTGGCTGCTGTCCATGGCGTTTATTCCCTACTCGTGTCAAGAAACACGCTTCACAGGTTTAGCGAACAGTTCTGGACTTCTCTTCTTCAATCTGTTCAAAATCTGTCTATCGTTCGCAAGCCTGTTCTTTTCGTTTTTGACTCTTATTTCTTCTCTTTCTTTTTCCGTAAGATTTCGGTACCCCTCAATGTCGTAAGTACACCTGATAGACCTGCTGTTTACGCTTATGTGTATTTCTGCTTGTGGTGTAATCAGGTCCATGAGTGCCGTGCGTAATTCGTTTGTGAAAGCCTCCACTAGGACTGCTGCTTCAGTGAGCTTAACTTCCCCAGTTGCATCCCGGTGTAAGTACGCACAGTTAGGCACGCCGGACTCTTTGTCTTCGTAATTACCTGTGCTAATAATCGCCTTCCGCTTGGTCATGATGCCCTCCAAATACATAAGAATAAAGGGCACACAACGTAGTCATGTGCCCTTTATTGAGTTTACAGGGTTATTGAGACTCTAAGTCATCCCAGAGAAGCACGCATCTCTGATGCTAGGTCGTCCCCATCTTCATTAGCCCACTCTGCTGGCGCTGCGTTCTTCACGTTGTTCGTGGAAGAAGGAAGCAGCGCCTTGAAAGAACCGCCCGCACCCTCAGACAGTAGCTTGCTCATGTCATCGAACGACTGGAATCGGCCAATCTTTCCAAGGTCGGGAAGTTCAAAATCCGGGGGAACTGGAGCCTTGGTCTTCTTGAGGTCTGGCTGCACCGTGTAGCGGGTCTTCATCTTGTCCTTGTTACCGATCTTGGTAAGGATGATGTTGTGGCCTTCCTCACGATCCGTGATGTCCAGCTCGTTCGCAAGCACGATAGAAGCGATCTGCTCGTAGATAGTGGAAGTGGAAGCGTAGACCTGAACCTTTGCATCGCCCACGGCAAACGGAGGCTCCGCGTCTGGACGCTCCTTCTTCCAATCCGCAATGTCCTTTGCAGTGTACACAGCGTCCGCCAAGTCCACCACGGACATTAGGTACGCCACCTTTGCTCGCAAATCCTTCGCCAGTTCCTGCGCCTGCACATTAGACTTCTGCGTACGCAACTGCTCTACGAAGTCACAAATCGGGCAATCAGGGTCTTCACTTCCAGGAGTCTTCTTGGGGCAAAGAACAGGACCTGCCTCTTCTGCTACGTTCCAATGCTGCCACACCTCTCGCCAAAAAACGCCAGCGAAAGTACCCTCATCCGTCCAGGGAGGCAGGATTCGGATGCGATTTACACCTTCTTGTGGCTTCCAGAACTTCATACTGGGACCGCCACCACGGGTCATTCGCGCCTGAACCTCTGCCTGAGCCTTCTTCAACTTTGAGATATCTAGTGCCATGTTTTCTCCGTTTAGTTAGTTACTACCGTTTGGTAGAATTGAATCACTAACCTACCACAGTGTAGGTTAGTGTCAACCTCTATCTCGAAGCTCCCGACCTAGCACAACTGCATCGGCCCGGAACTCCGTACGCTGATTAGCCCCCAAAGAAACAAGCATTTCTTTTCTGGCAGCCATTGAATCCCTAGCCGCCTTCAATAGTCCATGCTGCTTTTCTGCGTCCATGAGGTCAGACTGAACAGCGACGTATCTGTCATCTGTGATGACCATGTTTTCTATCATTTTTTCTGTAGTCTTAACCCCACTGTTCATCATCTCGCCCCGCTTCTCAGCGTCAAGAACAGCGTACATGCGCTTCAAGTCTATGTCTAGACGCCTAACTTTGTCAGCAGCTAGTTCAAAGCAGGTGGCGTAGTAGGCAAACCGCTCGGCGTGAGATGCAAATTCAGAAGAAAGGTCTGACCTATTGATGTACAGGTGCTCGTCTAAATGTGAGTCGTAATCCACAACGCCCACAGTATGCACAGGTACTAGGTCACTAAGCTTGGTGTTATCCGACATTTTTAGCTCCGAGGAAAAGGCACTCTAGCAAGCAGTGCCTTGGTGTCAACCATTGTTAAGGTGCCCTACGGGTTTTCTACGTGCAGCGCCTTCTTAGCTCCCCAAGATTCCGTAGAAGACGAGAATTCAGCCACAATAGGCACAGTGAACTTCCAGGCTTCCATAGCCTGTTTGATAGCAGGCAGTAGGTATAGCTCGTCTTTGTGCATGTATAGCTGCACTTCGTCGTGTACGAAGTTCACGAGTTTACTTTTCTTGCCGTTCAAGATGTTACGGATTCGTACTACGGCAATTTTAAACATGTCTGCGCACGTAGACTGGATGAGAAAGTTTACGCCCTGTCGTTGCGCTCGTGCTTCCATCCAGAACAAAGAATCGTCCTTCAGTATCTTGCGAGCATGAGCATAAGGCAAGTGTCGCACTCTTCCGAAGTAGTTAGTAAGCTCAGCGTTGTCTTTGACTAAACGATTTCCCTGGTTGATGAAACGCTTAACGCCTACATACTTAGCGAAGTACTTGTCTATGAATTCTTGACAAGCGTTCACCCATTCTTCGTCTGTCGCGTTCTTGTATTTCGCTGGCCTTTCCACTTGCTCAGACAGTCCTGGAGCACCTACACCGTAGATTGTCCCGAAGTTTATTCTCTTAGCTACGCCACGAAGCAAGGAATACTCTGCGTTCTTCGGATGATTCTCATCTTTTAGGATTTGAGACACCTCAGCTATGTCAAGACTAAACATCTCGCAAAAAGTGCGAGTATGAATGTCGTGCCCCTTCGCGTAGGCATCCAGCAGCAGGGGGTCCTGAGAGTAGTGTGCAGTAAGCCGTACTTCTACCTGTGAGTAGTCGGCAAACACATAAATATGGTCGTCATCCCAAGGGATAAATGCTTTACGAATAGTCTTATCCCTGGCCGGAATGTTCTGTAGGTTCGGGTTTTGACTGGACATGCGTCCGGTGCTTACGTTCTGATTGAACGAGCAGTGTAAAACGTTGTCTGGCGTCAACTTCTCCAAGATACCATCTATGTAGGTTCCTTTGACCTTTGCGTACTCTCTCAACTTAAGAATATCTTTTACTATATCGTATTTGCCCTTTAGCTTCTCAAGCACTTTTTTATCCAGGGCGTAGCGTCGCTCCTCTTCGTTCTCTAAGTGCTCTGTAGCTTCAGTGAACTTAGTCAGCTCTACTCCGTGATCTTGAAGTGCGCCAACCAATTGCTGAACAGACTTTAAGTTGATGTCGCCTATGACAGACTTGATCTTTAGGTCAAGTTCAGCCATCTGCTTATCGAACTCCACTCCCGCGTGCATTAAGTGCTCTCTGTTAATGCGTACGCCATGCTCTTCGGCCTCATATAGCGCTAGCATCAACTGCTGCTCATTCTTGTACAGCGCAGTTAGTCCTGGAGTCCAATTTATGTGCTTGACGCAGTACTCGTATACCTTGTACGTCAAGAACGTGTCTAACGCGGCGTACTCGGTCATGAGGCTAATAGGCACCATGCCGTAGTGAATGTCTTCTTTGTTTGCTTTAGCGTACGGATGGTTGTGTAGTATCTCCGAAGCAATGTGCTTTTTCAGAGATGCGCGGTTCAGATGCTGATACGCGAGGTCTTTGCAGAGTTTGTCAGCTTCCGCCATTACAAGCTTACGGAATGCATCGCGCCGCAGTCTGGACTCTTTCGTGCGCCAGTCAGATATTTCCTTTTCTTTGGCATTGGCGTTACCTGCAACGATGCCTTTATGCCATCGACCTAAGTCGTCTTTCCACCCAGATGCAATAGTCTTTAGTGCTCCTGGAGCGTTTTCATCATAGAAATGCCATAATGTTCGCGTGTCGTGAATCTTGCAAGCAATCTTTATGCCTTCTCTGGTGTAGAAATGATAATCGAATTTACAGTTGTGCCACAACGTAGTGCGGCTGGTCTTACTAAAGAAGCAGATTAGGTCATCCCGGATTTCTTCAATAGTAAGCTGCTCCGGTGCCTGTGTCTCTTGAATAGACTTCTCGTGCCTGACCGGCACGTAGAAGTGCATGTCTCTCCAACCAAAGGACAAACCGACTATGCGGTCACCGGAATGCCAGTTAAATCCGGTCGTCTCAGTATCACAAGCTACTAAATCTTGGGATTCAAGCAGCTTGTAGAAGACGTCCCATTCTACTTTGGTGTTAACAAGAAAAAGTTTTGAGTCGCCAACACCAGTCCAGCAATTGAATGTGACTCCATTGAGTTGTCGGGTTGGAAGAGCTTCATTATTTATCATGGTTGTGTTTATTTACGAGTGAGTTAATTTGTGTATGCAAACCCTCTGTGCCTTGTCGCATACCCTCTGTAATTCTAGGGTCGCCTACGCAAGTGTACGTCCTGCATGTAGTCGGTCGAATGTCATAGATTCCACAGGAATTCTCAGGGGTCAAGAACGGGCAAGGATCTCCAATTTTTCCTTCTAAGAAATAGTCAGGTTTGAACGGCAAGCCTGCCATTACGGGTAACAAGAAGTTACTCCTAAGCTGCTTATACATCTCAGGAGTTAGCTGAACTGCTGCATCACCGTAAAGGCCGCTTTCATATTCCTCTTTGCTGATGTTTACAGCGAAAGCAGAGCAGCACGCAGCTGTTTTACACGACGAACAAGGAGGCTTCAGGTGATCAGGTAAAGGCGGTACGCGGTCGTGCAGCACTCGCAGATTCAACTGCTTTTTGTTCTTCTTGAAAAGGTCACTTTGTATGACTTTTGGACGTTCTAGCTTTTCCAAGCCAAGAGTGCTTGTTTTCTCTTTTACAGGCTCAGGTAATTGCACTTGCTGCACATTTGCCGGGACAGAAAATGGGGCATCACGCAGCTTTCCTTCATTGGCTAGCTTTTGAATATGAGTAGGCTTTAGTATAGCCAGGTGCACTGGCTTTTTTAGTATGTCCTCGCTCATTACTTTTTCTTTCCCATGACATGCCGACTCATTTTCATGGAAGTTGGGTCTTTTTTAAGCATCGCTTTAGTGTGGTCTCTAGACCTTTTGCGCAAATGCTTTGCTTGGTCATCCTTACTCATCAGAGAGTAAGAAGCGACATTAGTCGCTGACATTACGTAGTTACTCAGCGTACCGCACTCAGGGCATTTTTGCGCTTCTTCACCACGCCTAACAATGTCTGCCCACTCATGTCCACAGCTGTCGCACAAGTACTCGCGGCTTATCCAACCCATACACCCTCTTTACTGCATCCATTAAAGCAATAGCGTGAAATTTCTGCCATATACGGATGCGCTTAGTCATTGGTTTACATTTACGTACGTTACCTGCTGGTATATCCACTATCTTAGAAAACGACACAGCAGAGGACAAGTACACCGCCAGGGGTTCGTTCAAGTCTACTTGACAATGCTGTGCTGCGTCTAACCAGACACGCAACACCTTGTGACCGTTTATTAGCAGCAAGTGGGAATTGCTAGCGGCTGCCCACAATACGGTACCATAGCTGCCATAACGTTTTTGAAAAGAAGCGACATCACGATGGTGCCAGCGTAAAGGAAGTCGCCCGTCACCGGGCAGTTGCTCAAGGATAGTAGAAAGGACATGATCCGATCTTCGACCCTGGTTAACATAACCGGTGCGGGCATATTTATACTCTTCAGATATCTCTAGATCAACGGTTGTCGCCACTGCCCTGCAGTGTGCCACGAGCCTTGCGAGAGCGCAACTTTTCTATATTTCCTTCAGCAACCTCAGCCATAGAAAATCCTAGTTCTGAGCTAAGACGGGCAACGTACCATAAGCAGTCGCCTAGCTCCTTTTTGAGCGCCGCTCTCGTTTCTTCGTCTAATACTCCGGCTTTGTCACGCAACACCTTTTTGATTTTCTCTGCGACTTCTCCCGCTTCACCACAAAGCCCAAGTGCAGGATACACGAAGTTTGATCCTACGTTGGGATAAACTGCTGTCGTACTAACGGCGTCTTGATAGTCTGTGAAGTCCATATATTAGTCTCCCTTACGTATAAATGTCGTTTCTAAGCTCTAAGATACCTAGGATACTCTCATACTCAAGAGCAGTATTACAGTTGAGTAGTATGTTAGCTAACTCTAAGGTTTCGTTGGAGAGTGGGAGAAACAAGTGCTTTAGAGCATTGGGGATTCCCATCTCCTCCAATATTGCTTCACCGTCACCGTCACCGTGACCGTTA